GCCTTTGATTTGATGAAGCTAAACAGGATTGGCTTTAGAAGTAAAACCATGACAGCACTGTGTGTGCCGGAAGTCTAAGTCCGATTTGCGTGGCCTTCCAGTCGTGCAACATTCTGCTCCAGGTCTGAGATTCGAGCGAATAGCTCCTGATCCCGAACCCTCAGATCAGCGTGGAGAACATCCATTCGTGACGCTAAATTATCGACAGCTGAAGTTAGACGCACCAACGAATCCCTTCCATGCTGTGTCTCACGGTTGACACCTTTGATACCAGAGGCAGCCACGCCTATTGACGCACCAGCAACAGCAGCCCAGATTTCAACCACCATCCGACCTCTAGCGTGAACTCATCATGGCAGAAGAACAGGCAAAGCAAGAGCAAGAAAACGACAACTCACGTTTAGGTGATGTCATCAAAGTTGTCCTGCTTGGTTGGGCAATGGCAATCCTGACCGCAAATTACTTGGGAGTCTTCAAGCAGTCTCTTGACCCCACCTACCCAGCTTCCATTCTTTCTGGTACGGCAGCTTCCTTTGGCCTAGCTGTCGGCAACAATAAAAAGAAAAAAGAGGAGCCTACAATCAAGGAACAGTCCTCTACGTCTAAACCCAAATGAGACGTTTTCTCTTCTTATCCTGCCTAACGTTTTTTGCGGCAAGTCCTGCTTCGGCAGATATTACGCACGCTATTAAGTCTTCAATCTCGCTAACTGTTGATGGAGCAGGATCAATCTCAACGCGGTTGCCGAGCACAATGGCAGTATCTGGCTCTAACGTCACTCTGGACACTGCTCCTGTGTTGGGGTCATTTTCTTCCGGCAGTGCTCTTGGGTACACTCCTGGTGCTTACAGTATTACTACTGCTGGCGACAGCTTTTCGTATTCAGAGTCATACATAGAAGGTGATGACGTTCCAACCGTACTTTCAACAACTGTGACCGGTGGTGTAGTACCTGCGTTGCCAATCTTCGGAAGCAATACTACAACTTCTGGAGGAATTGCAGGTGCTTTGGCTGGCACAATTGCAACCGACGGAGCAATCTCGATAACAGCAGGTGGTGCGGGTACAACTGCAGTTGGCCAAGTTATTCAGGAGCTGACTATCAAATGAGAATCCTGCTGTTGCTGCTTTTAGCTGCTCCAGCAGCAGCCGTACCAATCGTTCCTAACTTTCAACAAGGTACACTTTCTAGTACAACAAGAACAACATCTAAGGTCAACGAAGTCATTAATTCCTACGAATATCGTACGGGTTATGAATACACAGCAAGCGGCACAAATATCAAACCTTCTGCAGGTCTCGCTCCACAAAGCTTGACGACGACCACAAATACCTTGAACGGTATTTCAAGCAAGTGGACTGGACTTGATCCTGCATCTAGACCAACCTGGAGCATCGTTAACGAAGGGGCTGCCTTCAGCTTTGTTGAAACTTTGTCCGCGCCAGGGCTTGTAAATCACACGCTAATAAATAGAGAGACTGACATCGAATCACTTACAGAGACCACCAGCACCTTTACCCAATGAAGCGTGTCTTAGCAGCCCTGCTGTTATTGGCTGAGCCGGTTAACGCTCAGATTTCAAGCACTGCTGCTCCAGTCGCAAACAGCAGTGGCTCCGTTACAAACCAGGCTGTCCAGGTCGTACCAAGCAAAACGTTCACCTCTGTAATCAATGGCGTTAGTTGCCAAGGTGCAACCCTGACGATCAACCCTTTCCTTAGTTCAACCACTGGCTGGTCTGATCCGTACGAACGCTATTACAACGAGCCTGTCTATGACACGCTTGATTTAGTTGGTGCGTTTGACCCAGAAGGCAACCCCGTTCCAGATGGCAGACCTGATAACCCAGGCAGCGTCTTGTTTCATAAACCAGTCAGGACAGGGCAGAAAACCAACTTCTCAGTCAATGGCGGCATCACTGCACAGATCTCGATTCCGCTAGATCGAAGTCATATCCGTACTTGTCGCGCTGCAGCAGAAAAACAAGTGCAGCTTATGGAAGCCAGCCTTGCTGATAAACGCCTCAATTACGAAATAGCTAGGTTGCGAAACTGCGCTGACCTTATGAAAGAAGGCGTGATGTTTCACCCCAAATCGCCTTACAGCAAAATCTGTGCTGATGTGATCCTGGTCAATCCGCCTGGCGTCTTACCGCCCCACACACATTCAATTCCTACTTCCTCAAAGACCGCTGAAACTTCCGACGCTGCCAAGCGGACTCAACAGCAACCTTCTTCCCCAGCTTCTCCTTGATCTTTTTGATCGTCTTTTTGACGGTCGGCTTGATCGTTTTAAGCAAAATGTCGCCTAGTGGTTTGGCTAAGACTGCCGCTGTTGTTGCGACAACCGCAATCGTTGCAGTCGTAACCACAACAGGCGAACCAGGTAAATGGTTGCCGAGAATCGCTGGTATGTCCAACGACTTGAATTGGGTTTTGCACTCTCCATCGACTCGCTTGTAACCAGTGATGACAGCAGTCTGAAGCTTATTTTTAGCGCCTATAGGTATTGCGTCTGGTGGCGGACATGGCAACTCTGTGTCTACCTTTGGAATGCCGGTTGGGTTGGACGCCTCCGGTGAAGGGGACTGAGCCGGTTGTTTCGAGGCAGCCGGTTTTTCTTTGGGGTCTATTGCTGGCGGCTTAGCTGATCCATAAGTCAACGTTCCAGGTGTGAAGTCCAATGCGGCAGGAAACGATGGCATCGTTCCATCGCAAACAGTGAAGTTGCCCTTCGGATCATTGGTGTAAGCGTCTGGATTGCCAGGCTGTGCATTTCTTGTCTCAACGCAGCCAGGTATATCTGCAACCGGAAAGCCCAGCATTAACGTAATTGGTGGCTCCTGCGGGATACTTTGCGGTGGGATGCCTCTCCAAGCTGGTATCTCTGGAACGTAAACACGCCCCACACCAATCTCGGGTATTTCCGGCATCTATCAGAACGGCAACTTAGGTGTCTCGATTGCGGGGCCTGTAGCCGATGGCAGTTCAGGCATCACGTCATCAATCTGGGCTGGCACCATTTGCGTAACAACCTTGGTCAGCTCAAGCTTTAGCTCACTCATGTAATACTTCGTCAGCGATGGGATTCTGGTGTAAAGCACCAGCGATCCAACAACCATCGTTCCAGACATCAAGAACCCTAAGGCCCCAGCGAGATTGAAAAACTTTTGCATGGTGATGACAGATAAAACAAAAGGCCCCCTTACGGGAGCCCCTTGTCGGTCTGTGTGAAAAACCTAAGCTAGTTATAGCTCAGAAAGCCCACTTTACGCCAAGCTTTGTTCCAACAGAAGGATCCTCTTCTGCAGTGATGAAGCTCAGCTCGCCATAAATGCCAACGCTTTCGGCTACCTGAACGTTTCCGCCAACTTTGCCGGACAGTTCAAACTCACCATCTTCGCCTTGTGGGCTGACGAAAGCTGGACCGCCTTGAGCGTAGTAGCTGTAAACGCCATCAGCGCCTTCAAAACCAACGTGGAAATCTGTGGTTGCGCCCACGTAGTCGCCGCCTGAATAACCAGCGTTATTCTCCACGTTGACATAAGGGCCTGCCAAGGCAGCTGAACCAGCGAGAACACCAGAAACAGCTACTGCGAATGCTTTGATCATTTTTGGAAGGGGTTGAGTTTCCTTGAGCCAGATTAGCTGGCCCGGTCAATGGACAGTTTTGAATCTGTTCCTTAATTCTCATCCGTTCCAGGGAACGTTGAGTAATGACGCTTATGCAATCCGGTATAAAGACCGCGCTGTGGATGATCACTTTTGTCGCGGCCTTCAAGCTTATAAAGCATGTCCAGCCAGACAACCCGATTGTTCATCGCCTCAGTATCTTCCGCCCCTGGCTTGCAGGGAATCATTGGGTCAGGTCTTTGCATCAAGAAGGTTCCGTAGGCCATGCAGTTGCAATATTAGGGTTCGCAACCGTTTCCATCACAGGTTGACCCGCAACTGGATTAGCCACTTCATTGGCATCATCATCAACGATGGTGTCAGGCTCCACAACACCATTGCCATCAGCATCAGTTTGCTGGCGCGTAATCGTTGCCGATCCAAACAACAGCTCTTTTAACTCCTCAACAGTTGTGCAAGCGTCAATTTCGGTTTGACGCGTATTGCATGACGTGCGAACTGCAGCCCTATAAGTTTTCCAAACTGAAGGAATGTTTGTGCTGGTCTCTTTCGCTTTGATGATGCGCCAGTCAGATGGGGCGATCAACGTACCGGCAATCTCGTTTTGCTTTGACTTCCATAGCGTCTTCAGACCTGTAGTGGTGTTGCCGTTTTCATCAGTAACGTCATCCAACTGCTTTGGGTTATCGACGCCCCAATAAAAACGCTGGTCCCAAGTGCCTTCATCAGCGCCCCAGGTAACACCAATCGCTGCGCGATCTGCAGTGCTGCTTAGGCGTAGCCAGTTAGCTGGATATTGAGCGGTTTCTGTTTTCCATGGTCGATCCATGGGTAACGCACGACTGCCGAGGTAATAGCCCATGAGAATGCAGGTGATGAATGAAGTTTAACGAGCAAGCCCGCCATTGCTGGCGAATGGGTGTTCAGCGAAGGCGGCGTAGAAATGTGTATTAGCGTTTATTGCACCACTGCTTGAAGTCCTGATCTTAAAACCATTAGATAAGATATCTATATTATATCCGCTTGTAAAACCAGATTCAGCAGTAGTTAGGTTTGCAGCTACAACTGTACTAGATTCATTATAAGAATTTCTTTCTGTATCATAAATGATCCAATCATTAGAAGCATCCAGATTTTTGATAAGAATCCAACGTGGAGAAAAACCAGTATAAACAAATGGAAGTGATGATGAAGATTCATAGCTACCAAATGCGCTATACCCTTCGACAGGTGCAAAGCAGTAGGCGATCATGTCACCATTGTTATTGTCTAAAAGACCAGCAAGACCAATAGTAGTTGAAGTCATAGACCCCCAATATGTACCGCCAAATGTTCCAACAGCCAAATTGTCGAATCCCAAATAATTACTTGCAATATTAGAAAATTCTGCGCTCCAAGGACGCCAATTTGTTGAAGCAGCACGCCTCTTAGTAATCAAGAATTTTGGGGCAGCATTTAAACCATGGGCCACTGTTGCGTTCGCTGATCCAGTCCAGGAAATAATCGAGAACCCAGCACTTGGGTTGGCTCTGACTGTTGATGCGATGCTTGGGACGTTGGTTACTGATACGCCGGAGTCGACAAGCTGAATACCATCAACGTCGATCCTTGCAATACCTGTGTCTTCACTGCCGTATTTATTACGGCTCCAGCTTAATGAAGTAAAACCTGAAACATTAAAGGTGTGAGTTAAGATACTCGATGTTTGTGCAACATCATTGCCAACAGCAGTACCATTAATTTTAAATGCGTTTGCATGAGTTGACGGATAGTAATACCAAATTTTAACTGTTGATGCGCTACTAAAACTAGGGTTTGGAGTAAAAACTAACTCATTATTGTCAGCCGGAAGTGTGTTATTGGCATCATTTAAGTCAAATGTTCTTGTTTTTGGATAGCCGGAATAATTGCTTCCTGTTATTTGACCGCTCCACGTCTGACTCTGGTCATACAACGAGCTATTTAAATCACCAGCAGCAATCGTTGTGTTGGAAGATCCGGCGTCCCACGCCCAGGCAACATACGTATAATTGTTTTCATTGACGTGGTATCCTGCAAGACTACCTTTTGTCACCTTGATGCCGTCAGCAGCATTTCCAGTAATACAACCGTAACCCCAATCTGAAAGCGAGTATTCTTGCCCAGTGTCATTAGAAGACAGGTTCAATGACCCACCCCTTACGGTATCCCAAAGCATATGTCTGTATCCATGTGATCTGGATTTAACCCAAATTAAATCAGGAGCCGACGCAAGACTTAAACCAGTGATGGTGCGTTCTGAGGATGATCCATCACCTGTATAAGTAAGAACATCCATATAAACCGAACCATCCGCAATCGTTGGGGTCGGTAAGTTTGCGGTGTTTAAAGACTTGTAGCCGCTTGGTGCGGCATAAGCGAAGGCACGTTGGCCGAAGTTTAATGAGACTTTGGTACTATATTGACTTGTCACAGGAAATACATCAGACACTCCGGTAACAGTAGGATTAGCTCCAGAAGTTGGATTTCCAGTAGTACCAACGGAGCCATCCATCCAAACATTGTTTAAACCAAGCCATAGGTGTTGGTTGTCAGCGTCATAGGCCACCTGCATAACACTACCAATAGCAGCCGCAGAAAAACTAGATGCTGTTGTGGGAGAGCCGCTAACATATCGCTGAACAGTGCCACTGGCATTTACCAAAATAAGATATGTACCTGTGGCGGATATGTTGGGATTTGCGGCTGCATCAGTTGCTACACCAATACAATTTGCTGTAGTTCCTGAAAACGGAGACTGAACAGTTCCCTCGAAATACCATTTTCCTGTACTAGGAAATTTAAACGTACCTCTAGCGGCATTGTGATTAGTATTCCCTTCTGCGTCTAAATTGCCGTTGGTCAGAGTAAGAGACCCACCATTGTCCAACGGATTCAACGTCGCATAGTTGCCCACGACTTCGCCGCCCGCTCCAGTGTCTGTCTGCGTGCCGTTGGTTGGGGTGTCAACTAGGGAGTCGGTTCCTGCGGCAAGCGGATCACTGACGCCGGAGTCAATTAAATATTTGCCGTTAATTTTTAAATATTTTAAACGAGCAGAGCCGCCATTACCTTGTATGGCAATTTCCGTTAATGATGTAGGAATAGTACCTGTAACACTTACCTCTACAAATCCTCCTCCAAGATTAGATTGATTTACCGCAACATCTGTGCCATTGAGCTTGATAACACCACCAGGGCATGAATATTCGGTAGAAAAAACAATTGAGGTTACATTTGCCAACGCAGTTCCAAGCTCAACATATAACCAAGTACCTGCCGCACCAGTTTGGCTATAAAGATAATTAGTTAAATCAGCATCAAAGGGATTGGTGGCAGCAAGCGAATCGGGAAATGTATTAGTTCGACCTGAAGTTGAGTAAGACGTGTTGGCTGTAGTTGTGGTTTTCATGCCAGAACTCCACATCTGACTTTGATCCCAATCGGATCCTGCAGCACTTAAGTTATTAACAGTCCACGTATTCCCATTACCACTTGTGTCCGTACCAAGCGCAGCGTTTGAACTGTTGTCCGCAAAGTCGAGGTGGAAGGAGTTGTTACCTACGGAGACACCGGAGTCAATTAAAGCAATCCACCTGCCATTAATTAGAAGTTCAATTTTACCAAACCATCCGGGTTCCGTGCCATCTGCTCCACATTCGTAGGAAACGAACTGATTGTTAGAGGGTGTAAACTCTAATGGAACGTTATACCCACTGGTGATTGGAATTTGTGAAGCAATGTCCACACCGTTTAAGTAAATTGTACTAGCTGGTGCAGCGTAGGTAGCCATGTATATACGAACTTTTGTGCAAGCAATTGGGCTTGGAGGAGTAAATGTAAGCCCACCCCCTGCCCTGTTATTGCCTGTGGTAATTCCATTAAATCCATTTGTGATGGCATAACTAGCACCATAAGCAGTTCCAGTAACGTAATTACTCCACGTTTGACTATTGTCAAACCAATCGTCAAACCCTCCGTCATACTCCTTCGGCTGCCACACACCGTTGTCATCAGTCTCACCAAAATCTGTTGGTGCTAATGCTTGACCATCGATGAAATATACGTCGGCTAGGTAGCCATCAAAATGTCTTCCACCTCCACCAGGAGATCTGCCAATTTGATGCGCGAAAGCACCGTTAACAGCTAAATTTCCAGTACGAGCCCAGGTATGAGCTTCAACTCCGTTAATAAACCATTTAAGATTTGAACCGTCATACCTGACAAAGTAGTGAAACCAAGCGCTTGGATCTCGAAATTTGGCGGTACCTTGAGAAGCAACACTGTTAACTGTCGCATAAATACTGTTACCATCAAATCCAATATCAAGAAAGTCAGTATCACTATTAGCACCATAAGCGCCAAATAAACATTGACGACTCGTTGCTAATGAACTTTGCTTAACCCAGCCGCTCCAAGTCCACGACTCGCGATTACCTGCAACACTTGGGGCGCGGGACAAATAGGCCGAGTCACCGCTGTTGAAACGTAAGCTTCTCGAAATAGCCGCTCCACCACCGCCACCGCCACCGCCGCCTCCTCCTCCGCCACCACCAGCAGACTGACCACTAGCGCCAGCAAGAACGTTAGAACCAATGACGCTCATGAGTAATTAGCGGTGAATACACAGTGAATTGATGTCGTGCTACGAACCAGATAATCAATCCGATCCACAGCATCAGCAGCCGTACTTAACGTTGGTGCGGTGCCACCAGCAAAGTCGTAATACGTTCCAAACGTAAGCAACCGGCTGCCAGTTGCATCCTGCACGATAAAGATTGATCCGCTTTGGCCTGCCGTTAAGTTCGTCGGATTAGAAAGTTCGCAAGAACCTGTATTTGCCAAGGTCAACTGAAAATTATTAGCCGTTGCAAAATCCAGCACCTTCGTCGTATCACCAGCCGCAACCGCAATCGCAGAAATAGTCCCTCGTTGCGCTGCCGTATAAGTTCGAGCCTGTGTCGTTACCTGCGTTTCAACTGGCGCTGTTAGCAGGTTTGTAACTGTAATCTTCTTTGTCGCATCAGCCGAAACGTCAACAACAGCAACAACGTCTGTCGCTGCATCCGTTGCTGTTATTGCTCCAAGCTCTGTGATCTTGACGTTGGCCATGAGATCCGATCAATACAGGGATTCTACGTCAACCAGCAATTAGGTCCAAGTGCTGATCGCAACTCGTTTCCAAGTGTTAGTCGCAATGCAAACATACACATAATCTGCATCCCATGCGATCTCACCCGCCACACCCGTTGCTGTAGCTGAAGCTGGTGTATGCGTTGGCAATACAGGTCGAACCCCTAGCGTCACATTTGCAGACGTGATTGCTGCTGCACTCGTTAACGTTCCAGCAACCTGGACCTTGAAATCAAGCTTGCCGTCTTCTTCAGTGTCAGTCGGATCAACAATTGATCCTTCGATCACTGCATAGTTGACGGTATTAGGCGTTGCAGCATCATCGTTGCCCTGGAAAATGACAGAGCTGAGAACATCAGCCGCAACACCAGCTGCATTATTGCGGTGGTGATACAACACCACATCAGCAGCACTGACAGCAACAACCTCCTTTGACTCAAGGAATAACGCGGTGTTCGCCGCAGATTCCGTGATATGCAACGGATGCTGTGGAGCGATCTCCTTAATGCCAACATTCTCGCCATCAATACGAAGACGAGTTGCAACCGTTCCAGCAACAGCAGTTTGTAGGTTCAGCCTGCCATCAGTTGATCCATGCGTGTTGTCTTTGATGTCCGCAAGGATTGCTGCATAGTCATGCGAAATGTTGATGTCGCACTGACCACGGAAAACAATGTTGCCAAGGCTGTCATCATTTGCAGCCGTTGCGCTGTTGCGATACAGCACCAGATCAGGTGCAGTGTCAGCGCCAGCATCGTTATTTTCAATGATGACCTGATCAGTCGTATCAGCACTGAACAGATGCAGTTGTGCTGCTGCCGTTCCAGTGCCTAGCTGAAACCCTGCAGTCGTGACTTTGGCGACATACGTTCCAGCAGCTGTAAAGCCCAGCTCGTTTGTCCCGGCGTAGTACAAGCCAGTGCTATTTGTACCGCTCAAAAAGCTGACGGATGGCGCTGCAGCCGTTCCATCATTCAACGCATTATGCAGCGTTTTAAATGTAATCCTTTTGTTTTTGTCGACGCTCAGGGGCTCGTCATTATCTACAACAGGGAAAATGTCTTCCGCTGCTGGCGCTGTTAGTTCTTTGAGCTGAGAAATCTTGCGATCAGGCATTAGCCAGCCTCCAAGGTCTCAATTCGTGTTGTCAATGCAGCAATCTCAGCGAAAGCTTCTTGCAATGCAGCAGTCAAAAGTGGCACCAGCTTGGACTGGTCAATGCCTTGATATTCTGGGTTGCCATCTTCGTCTAGCTCATCTTTTTCCCCGGTAACAGCTTCCGGCACAACAGTTGCAGCTTCATGAGCCAAAAACCCATCGACTGTTACTGATGGCTCAACAATAAAGTTAAATCGTTTTACATCAAGCTGATTTAAACGCGCTTTCGCGCCAGTTAATGCAACAACATTTTCTTTTAAACGATAATCAGAGCTTGTGTTGTAAGCAGTGCTAGACGCTGTAACATTAATAGATCCTACTTTAGTCGTATTATAATTTAAAGTTGTAATTTCTCCCGTTGTTGTATGACGATTAAGGCGCATACAGTTACCAAAATTGCCAATATTTAGACGACCATGGCTGCAAACTTGAAGACCGTTAATACTGTTGTTATTGGCCGGGTTGACAGTCGTATTCCATAAAAGTGAAATACCACCTTCCGCTTGATCTAAACCTCCTCCAATTAGCAGCTCTTGTACGCCAGCAAGCGCAACGCCAAGCGTATTGTCTGAATGCTTGAAAATACCTGTGTCAGTGTCGGAGGTAAATCCAAGGGAAGGGGCAGCAGCCGTACCATCACCAACCGTTAACGCACTTGCAGCACTAACTTCCAATGAACCGTCAAGCCCACGCAAGTCAACCCAACCGGTATTGCCACTGTTTCTAATTTTTAACTTATTACTTGTTGTGTCTGCCCAAAATTGATACGCAAACGTTGTGGCTGGCGCAGTTGCACCGCTATGGTTTGTAAAAGCCGCAGCTAACTGCGTATTTAGATCTGCCCTGAAGGCTGATCCACTTGCATTAGCGCAACTGCCATCGGCCTGAGCCATGAGAATCTAGGATTAAACTTGCTCTGTTCCGTATCCTATCGCAGTGTATTGGAATTGACGACTCATAATTACGCCACTGGGATTTTGGAACGTCACCGTAAAACCTGTTGAGGTTGGTGCGGTCATCGTGTAAAAATCACCGCTTTCCATGTCATACGGCGAAAGAGCAACCGCAACTCTCGTGTCATTGTCTACATAGAACGGATTATCAAATGTCACCTGGAACGGTCCAGAGTCGTTGGAAACAAGCACGTTGCTGTTTTCTGTCCGTCTCTCAAACTGAATAGTCGCTCCAAGTTTGTCCACAATCGGAGTTTGGTCAGGATGTAGCGCCTTCAGCTCAGCCTTGAACTGGAACTGCCTTGCAGTGAAATTGCCGTTTTCGACAGGTGCCCACGCCCCAAACGTAAGGTTGGATTCATGGTAAATCTTGTTGGTTTCTACGACTGAAGGGACTGCTGCCCCTGGATCGTAATTATCAAAGTCATTCCAAGTGTCAATGAGTGCTGTTCTTTCGTCAATTGTGTAATCGACAGGAGGGCTGTCAGGAGCAGCAGGCGGAACGTTGCTAATCATGGTATCGCCGCTTTGCGTTATTAACGTGTCATCGTCTTGCGTTAACAAGATTTCAATAGCACTCGCGTCCGCTTGGTTTGTCTGAATTATGTCGCCATTTTGGGCAATTAACTGGTCATCGTTTTCAGCAACAAGGTTGTC